CACACCCGTGTTGATTGCCCAATACATAGATCCTCTTCTCCCTGCAAAACATGGAGATAGCCACGATACGAAAGAATTTCGAACGTAATTCCTACGAGAAGGTGTTGGTGTAGCACCATCCGTATTAATGTTGCGAACATCAGCAGCATTATTTCGGGATTCTGGATACATATAAAATGTGGAGGAATAATCCAAGATAGAACCTTGAATTCCAGCACTTCGTACGTAGCAATGTCTATGAAGCAATTGTCGCAGAGAAAGAGCGGTTTCACCACCATATACTAAATTAATAGAAGGCTCTTCTTCATTGCAATCGCCCATAGAATCATGCAAAGTGACACTTGATTGAGTAACCCATTCAATAGGTCCAATCGGTGCCACAGGCCCCATAAATTTCAAATTATCACCAGCACGCACTGATACAACAATTTGAATAGGAGCATTGGCTACTGGTGACGAACTCTCGTTACAAACGGAGAACGCCAGTATACCATTACTATCTGGTACACCACCAATAGCACCAGGAGTAGTTGAAAAAGGAGTTTTTCCCGCAGTTAAAGGCAAATTCTTCAAGAATGCCAAAGCCTGCATATAAGGAACACAAATTTCAATATCATCTGTTTCACCAATATCATAGATGCGCGTGATATTAGCAGTTTCATCAAAACTATCAAAAGCAAGATCTAACTGCGTAGGATCAAATTGAATCTTAAAACGTCCTCTATGATAACGCGTAGCGATTACACGAAAACGAAAAATAATATCGCCAGTCCAATATTGATACATTGTACTAGCATGTGCCATTGGTGTGCACCATAGACGTGATGAATTTTCGCGATACATAACACTTGGTGCTACAGTTGTAGCCCACAAAACTGTATCAGGAGCATCAGTGGTATCCCACAGAAAAGAAGTTAAATAACTTTCTCTTCCTACATAAGATTCCAAAGATAATTCATCTGTACCATCCAAACCTACTGTTCGGGAATCCAACGTCAACTCATTCTTAGGATCCAACGTCAAC